CGCCTATCACTTCTGGCGCACGCATCCCGGCGACATGACGATCATGCAGGGCCAGGGCGAGCGCGTCCGCGTGCCGGCCGAGAACGTCCTCCATATCTACAAGCCGATGCGGCCGGGGCAGATCCGAGGACGGCCGTGGCTGACCGCCTCGATGATCAAACTGCACGATCTCGACCAATACGACGACGCGGAACTGTCGCGCAAAAAGGGCGCGGCGATGTTCATGGCCTGGCTGGTGCGCGGACTCGACGCAGACCCGGGCGCGCAACTGGTTGAGGACGCGGAAGCCAAGACCGGGGCGGATGGTCTGATGGAAATGTTCATGGAGCCATCGGTCATTCAGGAACTGCCCAAAGGCGTCGACGTAAAATTCAACGAGCCGGCGGATGTCGGGGCGAACTACGAACCGTTCCAGTACCGCACGATCCTTCAGGGGATCGCCCCGACCGGGCTGCCGTATCACGCGGTCACCGGCGATACGAGCAAGGCGAATTACAGTTCGCTCCGCGCCGCCCAGCTCGAGACCCGCCGGCGCATCGAGCAGTTCCAAAACGAGACGCTGATCTTCCAGTTCTGCCGGCCGATCTGGACAGCCTGGCTTGCCGCGGCGGTGCTCGCCGGAACGGTGAGCCTGCCCGGTTTCGCCCGCCAGCAGAAGCTCTATTCGCGCTGCGCCTGGCGCACCCCGAAATGGGATTGGGTCGATCCGAAGAAAGACGCAGAAGCTGAGATTCTGTTGATAGCGGCCGGGATCCAATCTCGCTCGGCCGCTATCCGCGGGCGCGGCGAAGAGCCCGACGACGTCGACGAAGAGATCGCTGCCGACAAGGCGCGCGAGGAACGCCTCGGGCTTTCCTTCACGACCGCTCCGCAGAGCCCGCCGACACAACCCGACCCGGTGGTTGATGAGAATACCGTCGCCGAGACCGGCGCGGTCCCCGCCGCAGCGGGAGCCGCCTGATGCCGATGCCGGTGATTATGATGGGCTCAATCGCGCTGGATCGTACCAGGTTCGTCGCCGAGGCGGTGCATTTCGACGGCTCGACACGGCTGGTCAACGCGGCGCTGGCAAGCGTTGATGGCCCACAGGCGGCGTTCTCGCTTTTCTTCCGCACTGATGACGGCGATGGCTGGCCGGCTTTTGTGGTCGCGCCAGCGGAGAGCTTCCTTCAGGCCGCGGTCCTATCGGCAACCGAAGGGCCGCACGCGGTCGCAGGCTTTGGGGTCGACATAAACAATTTCGCCGCGACATCCGGGACGCCATTCTCTCCCGGTTCCTGGCACCACTTCCTCGCAAGTGCCGATGCATCGAGCGATCCTTTTGTGATGGCGGCCTATCTCGACGACGTGTTGTGCCCAGAGGATGTCATCATCACCGGCGCGCCGATCGGGACTCTCCCTTTCAATGGTCTCCCTTTGGCCGTGGGCACCGATCTCTCTTTCCCTGGTGGAGTGATAGGCGACCTGGCGGAAATGTGGATCGCTCCGGGCGTATCATTGCTCGATGAGGGCGGCAACGTCCCCGAAGCCACGCGGCGCAAATTCATCAGCCCACGCGGCAAGCCCGTTTATTTGGGCGCTCATGGCGAACTCCCGACCGGCATCCGGCCGGCGGTATTTTTGTCGGGCAACGCCAGCCGGTTCGGCGTCAATCGCGGTACTGGCGGCGACTTCGGGAGGACCGGCACTCTAACCACAGCCGTAGGCCCATGATACGCGATCTGCCGCACCTGGCCTCCCGTCTCTTCGGCACGCCGCTTCTGGTCGATCAGCGAAAGCTCGACCTGATCATCCCGGTATTTCTGCGACGGCTCAACGGCGAGGGGGAAGATGTCCCTGCCGGCGACCCGGCGCGTGATCCCGATGCCGCGGCGATCTCCGGCGGCGTCGCGGTGATCCCGATCATCGGCTCCATGGTGCATCGCAAGAACGCGATGCAGGCCTACTCCGGGATGACCAGCTATTCCGACATCGCCTGCGCCCTCGATGGCGCGCTCGCCGATGCGCGGGTCCGCGCGATCCTTCTGCAGGTAGATAGCTACGGCGGTGAGGCGCATGGCTGCTTCGAGCTCTGCGATAAGATCATCGCGGCGGGGAAGGTGAAGCCGATCTGGACGGTCTGCGATGTGACCGCGCTCAGCGGCGGCTATGCGATCGCCTGCGCCAGCAGCCGCATCATCATCGCGCCGTCGGGCGAAGCCGGCTCGATCGGCGTCGTCGCGGTGCACTGCGAGCGTTCGCAGCTCAACGAGGCAATGGGGCTGACCTATACGGTGTTCCGCGCCGGCGCGCGCAAGGCGGACGGCAATCCGTTCGAAGCGCTGGCGCCCGAATTCGCCACCAAGCTGCAGGCCAGCATGGACCGCAACCGCGACAAGTTCGCCAAGCTGGTCGCGCGCGGCCGCAAGCTGCCGGTGAAGGCGATCATGGCGACGGAAGGCCAGTGGTACGACGCTGAAGAAGCGCTCGCGATGAAGCTGGTCGACTCGATCGGCGTCTATGAAGACGCCTTTGCCGAATTGTCGGCGAGCGTTGCATTGCCGCCGGCGCCCAAGGCGCCGCCCGAACCCCCCGCACCAGCCGAAGAAGACGACGACGAGCCGGCCGTTTTGGCACAACCAGGAGTCATCAACATGAAGCCCGACGATGAGACTGCTGCCGCGGCCGCTGCTGCCGCCGCGTCAACCGTAACTGCACCCGCTGCTCCCGCTGTCCCTGCGGTATCCGCCGCGCCGGGCGACAACGTCGTACAGCTCGACGCGGCGCGCGCCGAGGGCCGCACGGCACTTGCTGCCGAGCATCGCGAGATGGCCGAGCTCTGTCAGCTCGCCGGCAGGCCGAATTTGGCGCTCGACTTTATCGCCAGCGGAAAATCCGTTGCGGAGGTCCGGAAGGCGCTAGTCGACGCCAGGGCGGCGGAAGACGCCAAACTCGGCGAAATTTCCAATCACTTGCCGAGCCGGCAAGGGCAGCAGCAGCCGATGGCGGCCAGCCCCGACAAGCTCGAATTGTGGGCCCGCGCCTACGACCGGGCAAACGGCAAGGTCGCATAACCCGATCGAGTCGACTCCGAACAAAGGAAGGATCAGATCATGGCCGCATCGGAATTCACGTCGAGGCTCGTTCGCGCGGGCGGGTTTCTCGTCTCGGAAGCGGAGCCGTTTCGCTCGCGTGAGGCGATCACCGTGCTCGCGGGCGAAGTTCTCGTCTCCGGGCATGTGCTCGGGCGCGTCACGGTCGGCGAGAGTTCGTCGGCGGCAAAGGCCGGCGGCAATACCGGCGGCGGCACGATCACCGCCGAGCCAACGCTCGAAGACGACGTGATCGGCGGCGTCTATGTGATCCGCTGCATCGGCGGTACATTTTCAGTGGCCCGCACGGCCGATCCCGGCAACATCGGGGATGGTGTGATGACCCTGGCGACCCCGGCTTTTGGCGCCGGTGTCGTTGCCGGCACCTATCGGGCGGTCTGCGTCATCGAAGGCGTCGATGGCGGAAGTTTCACGGTATTCGATCCCGCGGGAGATGTCGTCGGCCTGGCCACAGTCGGGGTAGCCTTCGATGACGTGGTCAAGTTTACGATCGCCGACGGCGCAACCGATTTCGACATCAACGATTCGATCGAGATCGTCGTCAGCGATGCGGTCGCGGCCAATGGGGGCGTGTTCTCCGTCGTCTCGCCGGCGGGCGTGCCGCTGCCGAACGCCACCGAGGGCGTGGCCTATACTACCCAGATCGGCTTCCAGATAGACGACGTCGGCACCGATTTCATTGTCGGCGACGGGTTCGACGTGACAGTCATTCTCGGGATCGGCAAGTACCGCGAATACGACCCGACCAATACCGACGGGTCGGGCGTGGCGCGCGGCATTCTCTGGGATGACGCGGACGCCACGGCGGCCGACGTCAACGGCGTCGCGGTGCTGCGCTCCTGCGAGGTCAATGCCGAGGAGCTGACCTGGTTTACCGGCGCCACCGCACAGCAAAAGACGGACGCGCTCGCCGTCCTGGCCGATGGGCCGCAAATCATCGCTCGCGCGGCGATCTGATCGTTTGAGCCGGCGCCCGGAAGGCGCATCAAGGAGGTTCCTATGGCTGGTTTCGAGTTCATGAACATCTTCGAAGACGACGCGTTCTCGATGGTTACGATGACGACCGCCATCAACAAGCGTCCGTATGTCCCCTCGTTTCTCGAATCCTTGGGGATCTTCACCCCGACGCCGATCAGGACCGAGGAAGCCGGAGTGGTGATCGACGATTCGGGCGCGATCGTGATCGTTCCGACGACGCCGCGCGGTGCTCCGCCGATCGAGCAGGTCACCAAGCCGCAGAGCATCCGCCGCTTCTCGACCCCGCGGATCGCGATCGGCGATACGATCCGGGCGAGCGAATTACAGAACGTCATTGCCCGCTCAGCCTGGGCCGGCGGCAACGTGCAGATGATGCTTGCCGATTTGGCCTCGGAAATGGCCTATCGCCTCGACGGCCCGGGCGGCGGCCTGCGCGGCAAGCAGGCGGCGACCAAGGAGCGCATGCGGCTCGGCGCGATTGCTGGGCTGGTGCTCGATGCCGACGATACGGTGCTCTATGACTGGCCCGCGCTCCTCGGTGTCTCTCTGCCGGCTGAGATCGACCTCAATCTCGACGCAGCGAGCCCGACCCCGGGTGTTCTGACGACGGCGATACGCGGCATCTTCCGTTCGGTTCTGCGTGCCGCCAAGGCGGGCAACATGACCGGGGTGCGAGTGATTGCGCTGTGCGGCGATGCGTTTTTCGACGCCTTTGTCACGCACCCCGACGTGTTCACCAAATATCAGTTTTTCACCAGCAACGGCACGATGCAGTCGGCCGGCGGCAACATGCCGAACGTCGCGGCGTTTGCGGTCGTTACTTTCCCGGGGATCGACTGGATAAACTACCGTGGCAGCGACCACAACGCGGCGATCGCGATCGACACCGACAAGTGCAAGTTCATACCGGTCGGTATTCCAGGGCTGTTCCAGGAAGTCCTGTCACCCGGAGAAACTTTCGAGGCCCTGAACGATTTCGGGCAGCCGCTCTATGTGATGGTCATCCCCGATCGGGACCGCAATCTATTCGTCCGGCTCGAAACCTATTCCTACCCGATGTACGTGGCGACCCGGCCGGAGGTGCTTTTCTCGGCACGCCGCACGTAACGCTCGGGGGCCGGCTTGGAATATCGCTATGTGCTGCACGGGCCGCACTACGCCGCCTGGGGCGTCGTGGCGCTGTTGCAGCTCGACACCGGCACATACGACGACCTGGTGATGATCGACATGACCGCCGGGGTGAGCCTGCCGGGCCCGATCGACATCCAAACCGTGCGTCCGGCGGCGCTGGTGCTCGCCGGCGAGATCAACGATCGCGGGATCCTCCCGTCGCAGCTCGACGGCGGGTCGCTCGCGCTCAACGGCAAGAGCTGGAAGATCATCGCGCATCAGATGAAGCCGAGCCCCAACGGCGACTTGGACGGCGAAATCGCTCTATTATTGGAGAAAGCTTGATGGCTGAGTTCTCAACTCTACCCCCAACCTAGCAGCAAACGATTGTCGATTTGTCTACCGCAGTGCGCGGTGGCATCGGTGAGCTTGCTCGGGCGCTGGACAATTAAATGGAGATGGGGCATAATGGCAGATATCCACATCGGGACAATCGACGGCAGCGAGGTCAGCGTCGTGCTGCACTTCGCCATCCCGGCCACGAACAACGCCTCGGCGGTGCCCTGGCGCACGATCGCCGCACGCGTCTTCGGAACGACGGCGCTGCTCGCGGGCGACGGGACGGCGGGCACGATCTCGGCGGCGGAGGCCGCCAGCATTGTCGCCGGTTCGCTCGTCGAGGTCGCGACGACATTCAAGATCGGGCTGAACAATCCGACCGGAGCGCAACTCGACGCGGCCTTCACCGCCGCGCAGACGGTGTTTCTGACCGAGTTTCAGGCCCGCTACAACCGCTATGGGGCAACACGCGGATGAGCATTCAATACGCCGTCTGCGATACCTGCCGGCTGAAGCATCTGGCGAAGCCTGGGTCGGACGAGGCGATCGAGTTTTTCGCTCGGCATCGCAATCATGCCGTGCGGCTGGTCGAGCCGGACCCGATGCTCGCCAAGCTGCGCGCGCGGCTCGGGGTCGATCTGTTCCGGGAAACCTTCAACCGTGTGACGAAATGGGGCCGCGAGCAGGAGCGGCGCTTCCTGGTCAGCCGGCTCGGCATTGCGGGCTACGGCGACAATGCCGCCGTCAAGGTGACTTACGGCACCGCCACGGCGATGACGATCACCAACGCCGGCCTCGCGTCTTCGCCAACGGCTGGCTGGCAGAGCGCGGCGATTGACAACACGTCGAACCTCTATCTCGATTACCTATTTCACGTCGCCCTGGCGGCCGTCAACACGGCCCCCGCGACGAGCAAAGCGATCTTCATGTACGCCTTCGGTCTGGTTGACTCGGCGGGCGCAGTGTACACCTCAACTGGTGCCGCAACACCTGGAGGGACTGAGGGAACGCTTGTCTTCCCCGACGTAACGACGCTCCCAGGTGTCGCGCCGATGCTCGGGGTAATCCCCTACCCGGTGATAAATGTGGCGATCAATGCGGGGCCGTTTAGCCATGCGAAGGCTATGGGAACACAGTGGGCCGTGCCAAAGCTGGCGATCGGCATGGTCAATCACTCGGGGATGGCGCTCACTGTCACCTCGATTACCTATCTCGGCCTCTACGACACG